AAATCCTCACGCTGATTGCGTCATTGGGCACGCCCACGCTATACGTTAATTTACGCTCCAAGGTGCGCGTATCCGTGCTCGCCGCTTCAATATCGGGGGCTTTAAAGCGCAGCACAACGGCTTGATACTTCTCTTGCTCCTTGCCTTGCACCACCGCGCCATTCACGCGCTGATAAATCATGCCGTAGCGATAGCGCTCCATGCCTATTTCTAGGCTGCCGCCCATCATGCTGCCGGCGATTTCATCTTCACCACCCTTGGGCAACAACACTTTGCCCACGCTGCTGCGATTCGTGTAGCGCGGAAAGGTCTGCGCAGGGTTTTCAGGCTGCCTGAATGGCGTGTATTGCCCATTGTCTTCGGCGTTTTGGAAAAAGCGGTATTGCACGGTGGTTTGCCCCAGCTTGGTCTCAAAGTTAAAGCTGTGGGTGAAATGCGATACCTTGGCTTTGCCGTGAAACAGCGGATGCTGGATTTCATGCGTGTGGCGCAGGTCAATATGTGGCATAAATTTCACTTCCAATTCCACCGTGTTTTGCCGATGCGCGGCAAGAATCATCGTGTATGCCGTGTGATACGCCACTTGCAAGGTGCGCGCCCACTCGCCGCCCGAATCGTCAAAATCGGCATACCAATCGCCATTATCGGCAGCCTGAAAACGAGCATGGGGGATGCGCGGCAAGTTGCCTTGTTTGAAAAATGGGTAATACAGCGTGTTTTGGCTGCTTTGCTCGTATTGCACCCTATCGGCGTGCGGATTATCAGCACTGTCCCAGTTCAAACCTTCGGGCGCATCCACGTTCACCGTGTAGCTGATGCCCTGCTTCACTTCCTGATAGCGGTTGATGGATGCACGGTTTTCCACGCGCATTTTGATGGTTTGCGCAATGGTTTGCGTCCAGCGCTTAATCGCTTCAATGCTGCCTGAAACCACATCGCTGTTAAACAGCTTGCTTTTGCTGACCAGCTTGCCGTTGTCGTCGTATTGCCGCGCGTTGCCATCGCGATACCACGCCATTTGCCGCCCATTGCAGTTATACCAGCCTGTGCGGGCGACGCGCTCCAAGTTATAGCCCCACATCGTCCAGCCTGTTTCATTGACTGCGCTGTTGATTTCGTTCAAATCGGGCAGTTGCCCAAATTTGGCGTATTCACACACGCCGATATTCAAATTCATGCTGATGATATGGCTGCGCTGCAACAGCCGCGTGTGTTGCAACGAAACTTCCACTTCAACCGCGTTGGTTACGCCGCCCACGCTGGCAAGCGATAATTTCGGCTCGCGTTTGTATATCACGCAAGGCGATAACACAGCATCGGCAACGGTTTTGGGCTGCCACGGGGTTAAATACGGCGTGCCATTGGCATCAAATTCAAAGCTGGCGGGGATGGTGGATAAGCGTTTATCCAATTCGTCTTTTTGCGTGTCAAATTTATCGCCATGCGCGGCTTTGGAAGTGTAGCCAATGGCGGCGATGGTGCTGTGCGGCAGCGAGTTGATTTGCTGCTCGCGTCTGTCGCTGCATTGGATGGTCAATGCGCCCTGCATATCGTAGTCCACGCTGTCCACAATGCCTTGATACAACTGCACCGTTTCGCTTGCGCTGATGGCTTGCACCACAATAGGCTGCGCATACCAGCGATACAAATCAATTTCGCGCGGCAGTTTGCGGTCGCGCTTGGGGCGAATCACAAACTGGCACAAATAGCTTTCGTTTTCGCCATGCGAAATGGTCATGCTTTGCGCAAATTCACACATGGGCACGGCTGCGCCGCCGATATAAACCGTTATATCAAAATCGCCAAAGCCTTGCGTTTGGTTGCCTTTGAATTTGAATTTTCGCGTGGCATGGTGTTGGGTAAAACCATATTGCAACAAGCTGCCTGTAAGCGGGCGGTTTTGGCTAAAAGCCAACCCAATCAGGCTGCCAGCCAGCGTGCTTTGTTGGGCAAAGCCTAAATCCAATAGACTGCCTGCGATGGGATGGCGTTGGGCAAAGGCAAATTGCAATAAATCGCCACTCATATATTGCGGGTTGTATTGAGTAAAAGCCCATTGGATAAGCGCACCGCTCAATGTTGGGTTTTGCGCCATGATTTTCTCGCTTTAAAAAAGCCCCACAAGGGGGCGTTTTGCATTAAGGTAACAACACATCGTGTTTCAGGCTTTGGAACTTGAAGCCCACTTTGCCCGAATAATTGCCGTCTGCTTCGCCCGAATAGCTAAATGCGGAAACGGTGCATTGATAGCCACGAACGCGCTTGCCTTTGGGTTGGCGAAATTGGAAATAGGTATCAGTTTGGTTTTGCCCCATTTCCTCCAATTTCAGGTGCAGCTCTTTATCCATGCTCCAATAAATATTCATGCTGCCTTCACCTGCTTTAACCGTGCCCTCTTCGTGCGAGACTTCATCGCAGTTGGTGGTTACGTTTTCATAGTCCACACTAAATGGTGTGATGTCTATGTCTTTGGCTTCGCACAAACCCGACATTTCTGCTTTGGCGTAAACCAGTTTGGCTAAATCGGCAGCGGATAGCAGCGAAAAATCGGGGCGCGAAACGGTAAAGGTGTTTTCATCGCTTACCGCCACGCTGAAATAGCCGCTGGCGGTGGAATAGTCTGTGCCGCTTAGGAAAATCACATCGCCTGTTGCCAAACCGTGTTTTGCGGATGTGAACACGGGGGCGCGTGGGTCGGTGCGCTCTATCTTGCTGGGCGTAACCGTTTGCGTGGCATAGCCTAGCGCGATTTTGATTTGGGTTTGGTTGAATTTAATAGCTCGTGCCATTGTTTTACTCCATAAAAAAAGCCCCTTAAGGGGCAAAAATAGCCTTTTCAGGCTGCCTATTCGTCCACGCGATAGCTCCATATTGCTACATGGGCTTTGGTGGCGTAATCAAAACTGTATTGGGTGGGGTTGTCTTGCTCCAAGCCTGCCGCCGCGCACACGGCTTTGATTTGCGCCACCAGCGCGGCGCGTTCTTTGGGATAAGGCGCAAACAGCGTGAGGCGGATTTCAGGCTGCTCATCATAGCCGCAATTAGTGCTGCGTTTTTGCGCGCCGATGCGTTGGTAAAACAGCGCAGGCAGCGGCGTGTTGTTGGGCAGATGTTCAGGGAAAACGCCCAACAAGGGGGATAACAGGGCGTAAATTTGCTGTTCGGCGGTCATATTGCATTTCTCACAGCTTCTTGAATCGCTTGTTTGATGATTTGCTCAATTTGCTTTTTATTGGCTTTAAAAGTTGGCTCAATAAAAGGCTGCGCCTGCGTACCAGGATGTTGCCATGTGTTGCCGTTTTTCAGCGTGATTTCGTGCGGCGATGTGCCGTATTCCAAAAAGTGGGCAATGTAGCCGATGCCGTGCACATCCGCGCCGCGTTTGAAGGTGATTTTGTGACAGGATGCGGCGTTGCGTTTGCGCTCGGATTCGGGGATGTATTTGATAATCAGGGCGCGCGCTAAATCGCCTGGGCTGCGCGTGATGCGTGTGCCGTCGCCAAGGGTTACGCGGTAGGCTTGGGCGGCGCGCGGCGTGTTTTTGATGATTTCGTTGCGCAAAAAATCTGCGGCGCGGGCGGTGGCGGCTCTGCCAACTTTGCCGCGTATCTCATCGGGCAAGTGTTCTAGGTGCTGGATTAGCTGGTCTAGCCCTTTTACAGTCATGTTTTTGCCATAACGGGACATAGTGTTGCTCCTGTTGATGGGATGGATATATCAAGAAAATAGGTTTAAAAAATGGGAATTTTTAACGCTATTTGCCTTCGCCTGCTTGCAGGTTGGCGACTATATCGGTGTATTCGCGGTTTTGCTCGTCATGCAAAATGGCGAGAATGGCGTAGATTTGCCCGCGAAAAATGATGCGCATTTGGTGGGTAATGCGGCGGTTAAGGCGAATGCGGAATGATGCGGCAACGCTGTGTAAATCCACGCCTCCTGCTTGGTATTCTTTGCCGCTGGGGAAGCGGATATTTGCCCACACGGTGCTTTCAGGCTGCCATTCGATGATTTCTGCGCCGTAGTCATCGCGGCGAATAATGGGGCGTTCTATTTGGATGCGTTGCGTAAGGTTGCTGGCTTTCATGGGGCATCCTTTACACGGCAACAGGGGTGCGATAGGGGGTAAGCAAGGCTAAAACAGGTTGTGGCAAATACCATTCGTTGCCTTGCTCGGCGTTGCGGTTGTTGTCCCAATAGCCGATTAGCAGCAAGGCGGCTTG